TGTTGATGTCGCGCAGGCCTGGCATTGGGGGACAGGCTCGAGAGCATTGGCGATCATGGGCGCGATTTGCGGTGATGGACGGGACGCAGTATCCGGTCCCGAGGTATTTGCATGAGGCGTTTAAGACGCAGGCGGAGTCGCAGTTAGTTGAGCAAGTGCAGTTTGAGCGTTGGAAGCATCGTAGGCCGGTATCTCAGTTTGAGCGGGATGCAGCAGAGTCGAATGCTAGGGCGCGCTTGAAAATTCAAACTCAACGGAGGAAGTACGGATGATGAACGTGTACGCGATTCGTGATAAGGTTGCGGAGTCAATTGGGCAGCAGGTGTGGCTATTTAAGGCCGACGCCGCTGCCATTCGTTTTTTTCATGATGTGATGAGTGATGGCAAATCTTATCCAGCCCAGCACCCTGATGATTTTGAGCTTTTGTCTCTTGGTTTGCTGGATGATGATGGTTCTTTTATGGGTTCGCCGCAGGTGATTTTTACTGGAACGCAGTGGAAGCAAGCTCGAGATGCTGCTGAGGCTGCCAAACTTGAAGAGGCGATTGGCTGATGCATAAGGGTTACGATTTGCCGTCGCGGGCGCTGGCGAGCCAGCAAGATTCCGCGATGATTCAGCGGCCGGATGTGCCGCGTTCGAAGTTTTTGGGTTCGTTTACGAGAAAGACGACGTTTAACGCCGGTCTGTTGATTCCGTTTCTCGTAGATGAGGTGTTGCCGGGCGATCATCTGAAGTACGATGTGAGTGCGTATATTCGGATGTCGACTCCGGTGTTTCCGCTGATGGATAATCAGCGGGTTGATACGCATTTCTTTTTTGTCCCAAATCGGCTCGTTTGGGCAAATTGGAAGCGATTTATGGGCGAGCAGAGTACCCCTGCGCAGTCCATTGATTTAACGGTGCCACAGGCAACGTTGGATTCGAATAGCGGAGTTGGTTCGTTGGCAGATTATTTCGGTCTGCCGATTACGCCGCAGATTACATCGGCGCTTGGTGTGAGTGCGTTGCCGTTTCGGGCATACAATCTGATTTATAACGAGTGGTTTAGAGATGAGAATCTTATAAACTCGTTGCAGAATTTGACTGGTGACGCACTGACGGCTTGTACGGATTACGGAGTAAGCGGTTATCCGGCGCGTCGTGGCAAGAGTCAGGATTATTTTACTTCTGCGCTGCCTTGGCCGCAGAAGTTTCAGGCTCCGACTATTCCGATTCTTGGCAATGCCCCTATTACGGGGCTAGGTACACTGCCTGCGGGCTTTTTGGTGTCTAATAATTACGCGTTTTATGAAACGGATAAGGCTACGGCGCAGACGTATGCGACGTACACTGATCCGATTAATAACGCGTTGTTTGCGAATGTAGAAGCGTTTGGGACGTCGTATCGTCCGAAGATTTATGCTGATATGTCAGCCGTTACTGGTGTTGGTATTAATCAGTTGCGTCAGGCGTTTCTCACGCAGCAGCTGTTGGAGCGCGATGCGCGTGGTGGTACTCGTTATACGGAAATTGTTCGTTCGCATTTTGGCGTGGTGTCGCCTGATGCACGTTTGCAGCGGCCTGAGTACATCGGTGGTGGTTCGTCGATGGTGAATATTACTCCTGTCGCGCAGACGGCTCCGTCTGCCGGTAATGTGCCTGTTGGTAATCTGGGTGCCGCTGGAACGGCGGTGGGTCAGCATAAGGCTTCGTATGCTTCCACTGAGCATGGGTATGTTATTGGTTTGATTTCTGTGCGCAGCGAGCTGTCGTATAATCAGGGAGTTCCGCGTACGTTTTTGCGTTCTACTCGATATGATTTTTACTGGCCGTCGCTCGCAGGACTTGGTGAGCAGGAAGTGCTGCGTAAGGAGATTTATGCGACGGGTGTATCCGCGAATGATAATGCGGTGTTTGGTTATCAGGAGCGGTGGCATGAATACCGGACTCGGTATTCTGAGGTGACGGGTCGGTTCCGGACGTATGTGCCTTCTACGCTTGCGGCGTGGCATCTGGCGCAGAATTTCACTAGTGCGCCTGTGTTGGGCCAGACGTTCGTGCAGGATACCCCTGATATGGCGCGCGTGCTCGCTGCGGGTGCTACGGCTGCTACGCTGTATCAGGAGTATTTGGCTGATCTGCTTGTTCGCCGCGAGGCGGTGCGTCCGCTGCCGATGTTTGGGACTCCGGTTACGCTTGGT